GTATTGGCTACCGAATGAAGCGCATACAGTCCTAAAGTCTCAATTATACCCCCGTCCACCCTAGAAAATGGAGGATTACCAACGCCCGAGTTATACCAAGTTTCAATTGTACCCGTACCCATCAGGTATAAGGCTTGGTTAAATGTATACACACGCACCAAATCATCGCCGTTACTTTCTGCCAAGGCGTAGTTTATGTCTGGTATATCTGTTGGATCTCCAGGGGTCGCGACAACCCACCTATCCCTATTTCCGTCGTAAATCATTTGGTTGTTTAGAACGGTTACACTGTCGGGGTTCTCTAGATCCGTGTCTGTTATTGCGGCGAGTGTTGATCCGTTGTAATTATATGCAGTACTGCCTGTAGTAATGGCTATATTTTCGCCATCATTTGCCATAATGCACCGACCAGAACCTTCTATAGTTCCAATCTCAACCTCTGTGAAGTCGGCATCGACACGATAAAGCCGCTCCCCTGAAATCTTATATAGCTTATCTTGAAATACGCATGACCCCCTATCTTTACCAGTTGATGCACTAGTTAACCTCCTAATCGATCCTAGCCAGTTATGCAGGGCTGAGGAGGTTCTACCACTAGGTGATACCTCTGGTATTAGGTTTTTTGTTGATTCGACAGAGAAAGACTTAGATCTAGACTCATTGCTTTGACCAACAATATTTACAGGGAGCCAACTATAAGCCATTAAACAATACTCTCTCGATTGGTCATACTTGGCGTTGGGCCAACCCTACCCCATTTATCCTGGGTGTTAGCCTCTTTTATTGAATTTAAGAATAGGTCGTTAAACTGCGCGGCTTTCTCAACGTTCTGAGTCCATTTGTACACTTCAGCCATGCAGCCGTACAAATATATTGAGGGGAAGTTAGTCAATATATCGTTAGTTGCATTGCTTGATGATATAGCAGTCTGCTTGGCGTAGTGTTGAACCTCTATTGTGTAAGCTACATCTGGCGTTCTATCAAATTCATATTGCGAGGTTACAGTAAACCTACAAGGGCGCCCGGCTGACGTAGATTCAAGTAAGTCGGGAGCGGTGACAAACTCTAAAGGGTAAATTGCGTTCCCGTATTCTAATTCAGCCCGTCTTGCCTGTAGGAAGTTATCAGGGAGTGCTAAAAATCTTGATGACGTGCTAAGCGTTGCCGTTGACCTTGTTTCCAAGGCTCTAATTCTAAGCCCATCAACAAATTCGCCGCCCGTCTTCTCGCCGCCCTTATAGATACGCTCCTCAACTAACTGCAGAAACGTATCAAAAACCCCTAATAGGTCATTACGATGAGACCAGCTAGTGCTAGAGCTTCCAGCAATGGCATCACGTAAGCTTGTGTAATTAGTTATCGACACTTAAAGTCTCTACTTTTTTAGGCCCTGGCTTCTTTTTTGGCTTCTCGAGAACTTGAATCCAAGAACCAATATAACTTTCTCCGCCTCGCTCTACGATCTTATGCTTTTTTTCGTCATAGTCAAACATAAACTCTTCGTTATTTTTAATACGACGCTGGGCCTGGCCTTCAGGGCCATAAAAGCCGAACTGAGTGTTAATATTTTCAGCAAAGCGAGCTTTACACTTAATTAGCATTAAAATTTTCTCCAGAAAAGAGGGGCCAAAGCCCCTGCAAATTATGTAATTGAGTAACCAGAACCGTAAGCAGGGTCTGAATTGATCTCAACCATAGATTGAGGCATTAGGTACGCACTGCAAGTGATTGTGGGTGTAGTTCCTGCAACCGTGTAGCGGATACCTAAGTAGCGCTCATCTTCATCCGCTGTAACAGGGGGGATATTTACAGCAAACGAAAAGCCAGCAACCAGAAGGTCAGCATCTTGAGCTGGAGCGGCAGGCGTCCCAGATTCAAAGATACGACGACCTAAAAGTTGGCGGTCTGTGGTTTGACCTGTATCACTAGCATACTCAACATCGAAGGTGTAATCCTCATCGCCTGTAGTTTGATCCGCTGCAACCTCTACAACAAATACTACTGACATAGGCTCACCTTGACCAATAGAACGAGCTAAGGACAGGTCAATTACATTAGTACCAACCGCTGAAGCCGTTACGGCTTGAGAGTCGGAGAACTGGTTTTGTGCGTCTAAAATCATAATAAGCCTCCTATTATGTTACTTGCGCTTCGGCTGAAGTTAATTGATCAACCAAGCGAACAGGGATACCAAGGAAGGTAGTCTCAAAGATGGTTTGACCGAACTGATTTAAGCCCGGAGTGATCGCCACTGCGCTATTTGATTTCTCTTGTGCAGCTACGCGAAGTAGAGACAAGATTGTGCGGTTAGCGTAGAACACTGGCTTAATGCCATTTAATGTTGGCAGACGGTCAATTGCCCGGCTCATCATCTTAGTGATAAACGTTGCATCGGTAACTTCTTGAGTGCCGCTTAGGCCAGCCAAATCAGAGTTATCAATATTGGCAATACGGGCAACATAACGCCAGTCTTTAAGCGCAAGGCCTGCTTTCCACTGCCAGTGGTCTTGATATGCTCGAAGTTTTGAGCCAGCAATACCTGTAGCCGCTGTAACAGTCTGTAAACCTAGATCTTCGTGCATAATCCCAGCTTTAGAGCCTTTAGGGAAGATACCACAACAAGTATTATCACCCCAACCCACAAGCCACACAGAAGAGTTGTCTGCACCAGTGCCGCCTGCGTCTAGAATGTTTTGGCCGTTACCAGCAGATAGACTAGAGTAGCGGTTTGCTAGGCCGACAAATTCTTCAGGGTTTGCTGCTGAGCCATAAAACAACGTCTGAGCCATCTCCTGATTCATTGCTTCTAGGAATGCTTGAGCCTCTGATAGTCGATAAGCGCTAACATTGCCGTTAAGCTCTGCTTCATCCTTATCTACCTCTGACCAAGATTCCAACATACCGCACTGCTCATCAATCTGCGCGGTGGTTGACTTACTACCAGCAACACCTTGATTGATTAAGCGCCAATACACATCTGGGAGGCCTGTACGCTGTGTAATCCGGTGGCCTGTTGGGAGGTTGCCCTCTTTCCAAACCATGTCGTCTAAAATTGAATTTGTTTGAGCTAATAGCTCGACGATTGTTGGCACTTTACCGTCCGGATCTAAGCGTTTAGCCCAATCCATCAAGGTGAGTGCGTTTGATGCCAAAGTAGCCATATAAACTAACCTCTATTATTAACCATAAAGTACATCTGCCGCCGTTCGCGTTTCTTGCTTAGGCGCTGATGCTGTTTTTGTTTTAACTGATTTAGGTGCCGACTTAACCTTTTTGACCGTTGACTCTTTTTTAGCCTGCAGCTCTCTATACTTCGCCGCCTCGCTAAATGCCAAATACACCTTGTGATTGGTTATTTTACTAGCTTCTTCACTAGTTATACCAATATCTTGGCAGTAATCAGATATTTTATTAAAACCCTCGGTGACCAACTCTTGAGAGTCCCAGCCCATAACATCTTTAAGTTTTGATAACTCCTGAGATGCGACGGCGTTTTGCTCACCTTGGCGCTTTAATTTCAGGGCGTTTTTAGCGTCTTCTATCTTGCGCTTTCGCTCCCCCACCCTCTTCTCCTGCCGAATGTATTCAGATGGGTCATAATCCAAAAGACTCTCATCAACTTTCTCATCCTCAAGAAGCGCTTCAAGCCCATCAATAAGCCCTTCAAGCTCACTTTCTCTAGACTTAATACCATCTAGGGCTTCTGTGTGCTCTTTGGCTCGTTGCTGTTCGTTTCGCTTGGCTTGCGCGTTCTTTTTCTCAAAACCTACACCCTTGGACGCTAATTCAATAAGCTCGTCAGTATTGGCGCTGACATCTTTGCCACCAGCCTTAAAGGTATACTCCCCAGACTCATCATCAAAAATATAACGCTTACTTTCAGGCTCTTGATCATCTTCAAGTTCGGTTTCCGCTTCAGATACCTCGACCTCTTCGGCCTCAACATCTTCAACTTCAGGACTTTCACCCGCTTCAGTTGGCTCCTCTGGCGCTGATTCATAAAAGTGATCTGCGTTAACAAATGCGGATGCTGCATCAACAGCAGTTTCATTTGGTTCATCAGACATAAAAGATTTTCCTCTTTTTTATTTAATTTTATCAGATTGTATCAAATTTTCATCATTTAGATCTTGCTGCGCCAATTTACCGTCGCGAATCATGATCTCTAGCTCTTGTTCGAAGTCATCTATAACACGCTTCATGCGCCATATTTCATCTCTTTTCCTGCGCTGAAAAAAGCCGGTAGAGCCGAAACTATCGAATAGCCTAGCTCTAATTCTGGTAATAGCAGCCTGATATGCTGGATTAGATGCAAGCGTCTCAGCGTGGCCGCCATAAAACACTTCGTCCTCTAACTTCGATTTATTCATACTAATGACCCTGGAACATCTTTATTATTATCTAGCTCGAGCTTGGTTAGATCTACTGCAGTTTTGTCATCGTGTTTTTCCATATCTGCAGCCGCCTTAATATCGAACTGTCTACGCTTCTCTTCAAGCTCAGCTATAAATTGCTGGTTATCGTTTATCATTTGCTGCTGCTTAATCATAAGCTCTTTCTGAGATTTGATATTTTCAACTTCTGCTAATGGGTTTGCTGATGCTTGTATTATCTGCTGAGCTTGGGCCAATGCGGCTTTCAACTGCTCATTCTCAGACATTAATAGCTGTTGAGGTCGCTCAGGGTCGTTAATAACTTTAGAGACATCTTTAACCCCCATTAGAGATGATATTTTTTTAATCTGGTTAAATATCTTCTTTTCATCTACAAGCGCGGAGCCTCTAGCCTGTAGCTGTTCCTGAATTGATAGCAGCGCGGAATGGTTCTGTAGCATTTGTTGGTCATCACCTGCACCAATACCAACTTCAGGTTCTATGTAGTGCTCATATTTCCATCTTGATGGATTTGTAGTTAGCGTTTGACCTAAAACATAAATTTCTTGTTCGCTGTCCTGGTAGTGGCTGGCAAACCATATTAAACCACTGTAAAGGTCGCTATAGGCTGAGGCAATAACCCTAGTCAAAAGCTCAACTTTGGCTGCTGCAGCACTTTCAACCCCATTAAATCTTGTAGCAGTCTCCTTGTGTATATCGTCAGCAGACAGCCCTTGATTAGCCATTAGGGAGCCGGTAGTTTGTGCGCGTCGTGAGTCGCAATACTGCAATACTTGTAACGTTTTGTCGCCTACATATGGAGTAACTAATGGAAGGACATGATTGGTAACTGGATCATCACCGTTAAACCTGACTATCCCATTTTGACGAACAGACAGCATATCATCCATATTTACCTTATTGGATATGATATTTCTACCAGATCCAACCATGTATGTATTATCTAGTAGTGATCGCTCTAGAACGCTGTTCTTGCGCTGATACGGGCATGTGATCTCAGCTCTAGATCTGCCAACCAAGGTATGGGGCATCATAATAGATGACGCTATGCAGTATGGAACGTGATTAAAATCCTCATTAAGTAGAATGGTTGAGCCTGACTTGATTACATGGCGGCGCTCTCTGTATCCATCCTCATCGAAGTCTGCCTTAACATATACATCTATGCCCGACACTAACTCCATAGTCCAATGAACTTCCGCATCACCTGACATTTGACTAGCACTAGACGCTTCACTATTACCGCCTTGCCCGCTAAGCCTATCGTCTTTAAGCTGTGTATTGTCAGAATGTTTTGACTTAGTTAGGGATTTAACTAGATCAACATCAAAGCCATCCTCTACCAACTCGCCCCTAGTCTTAGTCCACCTCTTGCCGACAATATCGGCGTCTTCTTTAGTTTGTGCGCCTTGAGAAAGAATTAGATCCTCAACAGGGATATTTTCTATAAAGAACTCTCTTTTCTCACGAATTAGAGACACCTCAAGGTCGAACAACTCAACGTCGCCTTCCTTAGTTGAGTCCTGGGATATAATCTTATATTCTTTTATATCTTCGTCATTCTCGAACTCATCTATGTAAGCGGTCATTTCATCAGCGTCTATCCGCTTCCATTTGCGCTTCTCAACCGTTTTAGCGTCATTAATCCCATACTCAAGAACGCCAACCTTATATATCTCAATAGCCTTTAGCCAGTCATGCTGCTTTTTAAATGAGTTTGGTAGATTCTTAAGAATATAAGGAATGTATTTATTTTTCTCTTCAGCTTCCTTTATGTCGTCGGGGTTTTCTGACTTAGGGTTAAACTCTAAAATTTGCCCCGAACCAAGGAATGTCCTAACAAGAGAAGGCATATCAGATTCCACGACATCAGCAACATCAGTGCTAACAACTTGAGATCTATTTTTCTTCTCATCCCCAAACGGCTCGCCCATATAGTAATTGAAATACTGCTGATTATCAGCTATAAAAGTATCGTCTTTACCAATTGAATTAGCCTCCATAGCATTAATCACCTGGATTAATTCGCTTTCGTTCATCATGCTATAGATTCCTGTGGATAGTTAATTTCTTCATTAAACCAATTGTTTTTAGATTTGCCTTTGTAGCCTTGTGCAAACTGCCTTATTGAGTCGCTTGGATGCGATGCCCAATCATGGACAGGCTCACCCATGATAGCCTTGCGTTCATCCCAAGTATAGCGATAAGCTTTTAATGCCTTCCAGCCGTCTTTCGTCTTATGCTCATCAAACCGGCATGACGGAAACTTTTCTTTCATCATATCAATGCCAGTTTTAACTAGATCAACCCTAGGTACGATAATTATATCACCCTCTGGCACACCCGCCTCAATTAAACGCATTTTAAACGTTTTCATGCTGTAGTCACGCTGATTATCCGCGTCGTGAGGCAAATACCAGTTCCCTATATTGTAGCCTTTTGATTTTATATCCTTAACATATGTCCCGACTGGCTTTAATTGGTTTTGGTAATAGTCGATAAAGTCAAACCAAGGGTCGTTATCTTGCATAAACCAAGCACAAGTAGACTCCGTTTTTGTACTTTTCCCAATATCAAAAAAGACATCAACAGGGATGCTAGGGTTAACCGGTAGAGTCGTTAATCTCTCCTCGGCTATAACAAGCCCTATTTGCTCACCGTAAACTGCATATTCTGATATTTGCTCGAACGCTTCACTAGGTGTGCTAGGATACTCCTGCTTCATTTTATTTTTTTGGGTTTGCTTCTTCTTTACATACCAAGCCTTCTGACTATCGCTTAGTGTGATATCTAAATCTTGCTCCAAGCCAGTAAAGTAAGCCTCATCATTTGCAGGGATGGATACCTCTTCGTTAAGAAGGTAGCTGGGATGCTCATACCAAGGGAAAAAGAAGAACTTGTAGTCTAGCTTTGTTAAATCCTTCTGTATCATCGACTCTTGACACAAATCATAAAACCTACCGTAATCACCCTCGGCTGTAGACTCAATAAAAACAAACTGCCCTGCGTGAACGGTGTTTAAGGCACCTGTAACAACCTCTTCGGCCTTATCAGGGAACTTAGCGCAAACCTTGCCGAATTCAGATATATGTAAGTACTGATATGTGCCGGAACGCATACTAGTGCCAACCCTAATACTTGATCCATTAGAGAATGCTAGCTCGTTAGCTGAGTCATTAGATGCAGACACTTTATTCTTTAAAGCTTCTGGCAGGTTGTCGTATGCGAACTTGATTTTATCCTTAAAGAACTTTTGAGCATCGTCCCTATTGTGAGCAATAACCCCAGCATTAACATTTGAGTTGAATAGGCATCTATCCAGCATAAATATCTGGATAAATGTAGTCATCCCGAGCTGGCGAGCTTTTAGAACTATGTTTAAATACCACATAGCGCTATATAAGGTTTTCTGCGCCCAATTAAGTCTGAACTTAACCTTTTTTCCGTTTTGATCCTTAACGTAATATAAATTATTAAGCCTCCATGACTCGCTAGCAAGATCTTCCTTACTCGCCATTGGGTAAGCCTGATGTCTGGCCGTCTATTTGAGCTAGCAACGACGAAAGCTCATCGGTAACACCGTGCTCCGTAGTGATCTTATCGCCGTACTTCTTCGGCTTCATCTTGCTCATCGCCCATTTGCGGGTATCAACCCTTAAGCGTGAGCGCTGTATGTTCTCGCCATTAGTTCTATAGCCAGGATTGTCTGGATCATTGTTTTCAATCCAATCATTAGAGCCATCATCGGCTATATCCAGTATCTCTTCAAACATTGCATCCGCTGATTCTTGCTTAGCTTTTGCGTATTGGTCTGAAAATGTACTATTTTCCCTTAGCCACTTAAATACAGAAGCTCTTGCCGGCATATCATTTGCTTTACATACCGTTCTTAAT